GGTTCCCGCTCGCCCGCACCACAATCACCTCGTCCGCGACAGGCGCGAAGGCATCCAGAAAGCGCCCGATTTGCTTCTCCACATTGCCAGCAATCACGCACAGGGAAATCTTTGGTTTCATCTCGGGGGATTTTCGGCAATCGGGATTTTTGGTCAAGAAAAACCCGCAGACACAGGCGACGGAATACCGCGCCTGATCTAGGTGTTGCGCCGAGAATGAGAGGCAAGCCACTCGGCGGCGTTGAGTCTGGCAGTCTGCCCGTTCATCGTGGGGAACTTTGGCGCGGCGCGGTCAGCATAGGCCAGCAGCCTGCGGATGACGTTTTCGGCTTTCTCCATGTCCTTGCCATGGTTGTATTGCATTTTCCCGATCATCACGACGTAGTGATCCAGAGCCTCTTCCATTGCTTCCATCGCGTCATAAATGGGCTTCACGTTGGCGATGCATCCGTTTTCCATTGATGCTTCGATAGCGGCGTAGCTTTTTGGGTGGTCGTGTCTGTTCATTTTGAGTTTCCGCGTGTAGGATGCGCGGCCCCCGTTTGATTCAAGCTCTCTCCCATTTCAGACCTTGCAGAAGTCCCATGTGGCGATGCCATTCCTTGATTGCTGCTCCGCGTGTCCAGAGTTTCGCGTATTATTCCTTGCGGCTGCAAAGTCTTCAACGTGCGGCCAATCATGCCGCTTGTTGTAATAACTGCTAACCCTGCATCCTCTTGATTGTGCAATTTCTAGCGTCCTGTCTGGTTCCTGACTTCCAATCGCCCGCACCACAATCACCTCGTCCGCAACAGGCGCGAAGGCATCCAGAAAGCGCCCGATTTGCTTCTCTACATTGCCCGCAATTACGCACAGGGAAATCTTTGGTTTCATCTCGGGCAATTTTCGGCAATCGGGATTTTTGGGCAAGAAAAAACCCTCCACCGTTTCCGATGGAGGGTTTCCGACATGAACACCAGCAGCAGAGATAGTTACGGCTTGGTTCCGAATGCGAGGCCGAGGGTGAGTCCGGTAGCGGTTCCGTAGAGGCACTCAAACGCGCCATACATGACGCCGGTCGCCTCATTGAAGCTGCGGCGGTAGCCCATCACGATGCCGGAAGGATCGGCAACGCGTTCCACGGCTTGATAGGCTTGCGGAACCTGTGGCTCAAGGTAGCGCATGGCAACCATGATTGCGTCGGGGTGTGCGGCAAATGCCACAAGCGAAGTCGAAGCGGTCGGCAGGATGTTGGTTTCGTAGGTCGGGAAACCGACAAGCTGACCAAGCGTGCCTTGGCGGGCGGCTTGGTTGTCGCCAATCGCATAGGCTTGCAGGACGTTGGTGGAACCGAGAAGGCTGGCGCCGACAACCGTATTGTGGATGAAACTGCACATTCCAGGCGAAACATCCACGTTGCGGCCGGCGAGAACCTTGCGCAGTTCAATCAGTTCCTCGAGACCGTAGTTGGTTTCGAGGGTGGTGATCGAAGCGGAACCGAAGTTGGTGGTCGTGATGAGTTTCCAGATGTTTTCCAGAACCCGTTGACCGAGTGCGCGACCGGCTTGCGCGGCGAGTTCATCGAAGCGTGCGCCCGAGGAATTAGCGGCTTGAAGGTCGGTGATATCGAACGTGACGATGGAGTGGTTCGTCAGGTTGATGGTATTGTGCGTCACAGCACCGCCACCGAGTTGGTAGTTGGTGTTGGCGGCGTTGAACGTGGATGCGGTCAGTGCCGAGATAAACGGAACGACGATGGCGTCGCCCTTCTTGGCGGTTTGGTTATCCAGCGACTTAGAGAAGGCGCGGAGAGGGGCGAGAGTCGCGGTAAAAGCCTTGAGAGACTCTTGTGCGAAAATCGTGTCATTAAATGCAATGGTAGCCATGGTAGTGTGTGTGTTTAGGTGAGATTATTTCTTCATCTGCTTGCGGATTTCCGCCTTGTGTTCGTTGTAATAGGCGGTGCGGTCAGCGCCTTGGAGCTTGCCGAGTTCGGCAACGTAGTCGGTGCCGGTGCTGCCGCCGTCTCCGGTGAGTTGCACAGGCGCGGGATGACCAGTGGAGGCGAGGATTTCAGCAGCCTTGATGGCCGCGAGTTCATCGACTTTTTCAGCCTTGGCTTGCAGTTCCGCGATGGTTTCCGCGTTTTCATTGGCGAGCTTGTCGGCTTCGTTCAGCTTGGCTTGAACGTCGGCAAGTTCGGTCTGCAAAGCGGCGTTGGCTTCCGCGAGACCGGTTAGCTCGGTGATTTTCGCCTGAGCATCGGCAAGCTCTGCCCGCAGCGTTTCGGTTTCGGCAATCGTTGCCTCAAGTTCGGCGACTTGGTCGTTGCCCGGAAAGAGTTTGGATAGAATGCTCATCACTTTCGTTTCGTTGTCAAATTCTGCTTTCACTTTGCCGTCCTTGGTGACCGTGTGGACGAATCCATTTTCCTTTGCCTCGTCGGCAGTCATCCATGTTTCGGCAAACATGAGGCTACGGATCGCTTTCTGGTCGCCGCCCGTGCGTTCGGCGTAGATTCCAGCGATTTCCGCGCTGATGCCTTCCAGTAAATCCGCATTCTTGCGCAGCGCCCGCGCATCGCCCCACGCCACGGTTGAGGCTTCGTGAATCATGATTCGGCTGCCGGTTGTCATGCGGCGTTTATCGCCAGCCATCAGAATGACGCTGCCCATTGACGCGGCGAGACCGTTTACAGTGGTCGTGATTTCCACCCCACGGGCAGACATGCCGCGCAAGGCGTTGTAAATGCGGTTTCCCTCAAAAACCGACCCGCCGGGACTGTTAATTTCCACTTCCACGCTTTCAAGCGCGTCATCTGCAGCGCAAACGATGTCACCGATGCGCATTTGCGCGGCGACAGCGGCGGGTCCGTAAAGCGTCTCGAGCTCTTCTATCAGCTTATCGGCGCTTTCCTTGTAAACGCCGTCATTTAGCTTCAACTTGCCTTTGCGGTTCTCAATTTCCAGATGTTGCAGGTTCATTGGCTTCTTCTTTTGATTTTTCGTTAGGCGTCATCATCACCAGTTCGCGCTGGTCGATTTCGACGCCGTATTTTGCGCCAACTTCGGCGGCGATGACTTGGCGCATGGCGGATTCTTCCGCTTTTTGCGTGATGACTTCGCGGTATTCCTTGCCCATCGCGGCGGTGATGTCGCCAGCGGACTTGAATCCGAGTTTGTAGGCGCTTTCCAGTTCCTTCATCACGCGCCCGTCGTCGATTGTCAGCTTCGGAGGCGTGGAAAAATCCCACTTCCACCAATCTGCGGACTTTGGTAGGTCGCCGCGCTTCTGCGCCTTTGCGATTCCGTAGCCAACGATGCGCCTTGCCGCGTAAAACAGGATATCTTGGCGGTCCTCGATGGATCGTTGCGCCATCGCAATCTCCATTCGTTGTGCGGTGCCACCACCGGAAGCGTGTCCGTAGTAAAATGCGGCCGGCCAGTTAAGCGCGGCGAAGGACGATTTCAAAAGCCGGTCGTGGAAGTCCAAGAACGGGTTGCCAGGACGGTTATTTACCAGCGTTTCCACCTTTCCTCCGCTGTTGCTTCGGAAATAGCGCACGGTGCCGCCGTCCATTGACTCGACGGTTATGCCTTTTGTGCTGGTCGAGTTGCCAATCAGCACGCTTGCCGGGTCTTCGCTGTCAGGACCGCCGTTTTCGTTGTATTCCACCAGCGAAATGGATGACATTTGCATCATCGCAAGACGTTCCCACTCGGTGGATTGGATGATGTCGCGGCAATCATTGATGCAAGGCGTCAGCGCGGTGATTCCGCGCCCTTGCATTTGCCAGTTCGGGTCGTAAAGGTGGATGATATTGGCGGCGGGAATCCACTGCGACAGCTTCCCGTCCTTGTCCAAGAAGGCGTATTCCTTCGGTTCGCCTGACGGATAGTAAACGATGCCATCCTCCAGCATGCCGCCACGCATTGGACCGTCGCGCAGGTTGTCGGGATTGCCGATGCGGTGCGATGGGATGCCTTGGTATTTCGGAAACTTGCCGTCTGTTTCGGTGAGAAGGATGAAAATTTCACCATCGACATCCAGGCTTGTTGACCAACCGTAGAGGTTCGTTTTGAAGTCGTGCATTCCGCCACGGCTATCACCGATGCCGTAAAAGGTTTGAATCAGCCACTCGGTTGCGGCGGCGCCAAAGTCCTTATCCGCACCCTTGAACTGCGGAACGAATGCGCGGCCCACTGCGTAGGTGCTGCGCTGCGTGATGGCGTTCTGGATTGGTCCGAAATTGAGATAAATTCGGCGCGACTGCGACATCAGCTTGACGCGGTCGGCGGCAGGGACCAGTTGCGCGATGTCCTTTTTCTCGATTGGTTCCCAAGGACGATGGTAGTTCTCGTTCGCCGCGCGCGCAGGGCGGTAGTTAATCGTGCGCCCGTATTGGTCGAGGATAGCCATCGCCTAAGCGGCAATGTCAAAACCTGCCGAGGCTGCGGGATTGTTGCGGAACGTATCCGATTTCGATCCACTCCA